GCCAGAATCACCCCCGAAGAACTCGACTACATCCGAACCGCCGCCATTGGCGACATGCTCGGAGACTCCCGCGCTTTTGATGAGATGGGGGCATCCACCGTCATTTTCAGATTGTGCGTGGAGATCAAGAAGCTCCGCAAAGAGCGCAACGAAAACAGGGCGTTAATCCGTTTCATCATCGGCAGATTGGAAGCCATAGCCCAAAGAGGAAAAGCCTCCCGCAAGGCGGTATAGGAGCATAGCATGGAACCGGAACTCCTGACGACCAAACAGCCCGCTTCCGTCATGAACATTGGAGAAGAGAGGGCGCGGGCAATCCTGCTGTCCCGTGGCGTCCAGCCTGTGAGCCTTCCGTGGGGCAAGGAACGCAAAACCTTGCGCTGGTCCCGGCGCGCCGTTATGACGGTGATCGACACATTACATGCTGAGGCTCAGGCAAAGGCAGGAGTTCCCAAGCGCCGACGATCACTCAAAACAGCAGGGTGCGTCATCGGAAAATCCGCAGAGGAACTTTTCGCAGAATTCAATATGGGGGCCGTCCAGTAGTGGCTGGCACGGCCCCCTTTGCTCAGGAGCTATTCAGTATGGCCATCAGACAAAGGGTAGGCCGTAAAAAGCCGTGGGAAGTGTACTGGAACAACCCCTTTACGCTCAAGCGTGAGTCACTTTACGTCGAAACGGAGGAAGAAGCAAAAAAACAGGATGCACTCAAGAAGTTTCAGCTCAAGTATGAACGGGATTTCTTCCGGCGGGAGGAAGCGGAACCGCCGCAGGTGGAGCATACCTTTGAATCCGCGTACTACCTGTTCCTGAAAGA